ATACCTACGTTGCCGCTGGTTCGCACAGTAAGCGAAGCCTCGTAAGTGCCAGAATTGACAAATCCAAGACCAACAGCCGCAGCTCCGTAGTTTTTGTTGGCGAAAAGAAGGTTGCCTGCACCGCCGGAAATGCCCGGGTAACCAAAGTTGCCTGTTAACCCATATTCAACGGCCCCAAAAGACAGCACTTGCCCACCACCGATGTCCAACCGGGTACTTGGCGCACTTACTCCAATACCAAAGTTGCCGCCCGAAGTGATACGGGCGCGTTCGCTGTTGCCCGTGACAAAGAGAAGCGGATAACTATTTAAAGAGCCGACTTTTGGTCCATCGAGTGTGGGGTCAATACCCGCAATAAACGTTTTTGTTCCATCATGGGCAAGATAGAAGTTTGTTGTTGCGCCACGAGAAAGCGTTACGCCAAGGTTTTCAGGAGAACTTCCAGTGCCGATGTGCAGGTTTGTTCCGGGGCTTGTAGCCCCCACCCCCAAATTCCCACTCGCATCCAGTGTCATCGCCTGCGTGAAACTGATGGCGTTTCCTGCGGTGCCGGAGGGGGCTACAAACCAAGCGTGTGACGGATTTGATGCGCCATTTTGTTGGTACAACACCGCGCCTTGAGAAGATCGGTACTGCCAAGTAAACGCGCCAGTGTTTTGTGCGTTGAAGGCGTAGTAAGCATTGCCATTGTTTAAGGCAAGGGGTTTTGTGCCGATGCCAGCAACAGCCGAATTTGTTGCTTCAGCGCCAACCGTAAACTCCCTGCCATACGCAACACTCGGCGTCACCCCCAGACCGAGGTTGCCTCCGTTGGGCTGAAGCACCAAGTCTGCGGCAGCAGCAAAGCCTGCGGTGTATCCGTTGATCGACGCACCGAACCCGGTGGTGCCAATGGCTACAAAATTAGTGCTACTTGCACCTTCAAATGACGCTGCAAAAGTGTTGCCGGATTTAACGTGCAGGGTGGTGTTAGGCGAACTCGTCCCAATGCCCACGTCACCGGCACTGGTGATACGCATACGCTCCGTTGAGGCTGTCACAAATCGCAGGGTCGTGGAGTGCGACATCTGAGCGCCGTTTACGTTCGCGCTATCTCCCGTCAGGCTATACCAACCAGAAGCATTCTCAATCTTTCCAATCGTTATGCCAGAGCCATTGCGTTGCGTAATGTCTCCGTTTACATCCAACCTAGTAGCGGGCGACGACGTGCCCACACCCAACCCGGTAGAGGTCAGGCGCATACCTTCGGCGTTGTTGGCGTACCATGCCCAGAAGTTGTTGCCGCCACCATAGGCATAACGCGAAAGAGTGTGCGTAGCAAACTTCACATCCCAGAACGGGTTTGCACTTCCGTCTGTGGTGACCAACTGGTCAACGTAATAGTTGTTTCCGCTGTCACCGATACGCATACCGCCTGAAGCATTCGTGGTGAATACGGGGACAACTACATTCAAACGCTGTTGGCTGTTGCTACCACCAACCGACAAATTCGTCCCATCAAACGTCAGCGCACTCCCCGTGGTCAGCACCTTTGACCCATCGAGGTAGGCCACTCCGTTGGCGGTTCCTCCGTTCAGAATCGGGTTGCTGCTGAACGTCTTGACGCCGCCAACCGTCTGGTTCGTGGACACATCAACGTAACTAGCTGATGGCAGATAAGCCGCCACCCATGCCGTGCCGTTATAGACACGCATCTCACCTGCGGTGCTGTTGAAGTACAATGCACCGGTCAGCAGAGCAGCACCGTCGTTGTCGAGCGTAGGATCAGACGACTTAACGCCTAGATAGCGGTCATCAAAGCTGTCATAGCTTGCAGCAGCAGCCGAGGCAGACGATGCGGCATTGGAAGCGCTTGTAGACGCATTAGAAGCGCTTGTAGCAGCATTGCTAGCGCTTGTGGCAGCAGCCGCCGCAGAAGCCGCAGCAGACGTTGCAGAGCCTAGAATGCTGTCGACATACCCTTTGCGCGTCAGATCGTCGTCAGCCGTAGGCGTAGCAGTGCTAGTAACTTTGTTAGCGCCCATGACGATGTTACCCGTCATAGTGCCACCAGTCAGATTCAGCTTACCGGCAAGCGAAGTATCAACTTCGGTTTTGGTGTAAGCATCAGTGATGCCGTAGCCAGAAATCGTCGTCGGATTTGTACCCGCAGTGATACGACCATATGCGTCTGTCGTAACAGATCGATATGTGCCTGCGCTGACACCTGTCGTTGCCAAATCAATTTCATCGGCACCAACAACAATACGCGCAGAAGAAGCAGTGTTGACATTGAGCGTGTTGCCGCTCTTGGTCATACCTGTACCGGCTGTGATTTGTCCTGCACCAGAGAACTGAACAAACGTTACAGCAGTGCTGTCGATTGTGCCACCGGCAGCGACTGTACAGAGATAGCCGTTGTTACCGTTGGCTGTACCACCCTCAACAAACACGAAGGCAGAAATAAGTTCGTCCCACGCATTTGCATCAGCAGCACGGCTCCATCCGCTAGAGGCAGCAACATAGATGCCGTTTTGCGAAGTGGTAGACTGATCTTTTACGAGAACGCGATCACCGGCAATGACAGAAACACCGTCAATTGTCTGAGCACCAGACAACGTGATGTTAGTGGTTGTTGCAGCTTTTACAGACGCCTTAGCGTCAAGCCCTTGTACAGCATTGTCAACATACACTTTGGTAGCAGCGTCATTGTCGCTTGTGGGAGTGCCAAGACCAGTAATCTTGTTCGTACCCATCGCGATAGCACCGCTCATGGTGCCACCGGACAAATTGAGCTTCAACGCATCGGCAGTGTCGACATAACCCTTCGTAGCTGCATCGCCTGCGTTCGTGGGCGTTGACAGGTTGGTAATAGTACCTGCGGTGCCTGCATCCATGTTCAACGTGCCGGTAATGGTGACGTTGGTGAACGAAGAAGTGCCGCTAGAGGCAGTGACGTTGCCCGTCAGATTCCCAGTGACGTTACCAGTGACGTTGCCGGTAACATTGCCCGTCAAATCGCCGGTAACGTTACCCGTGACGTTGCCTGTTACGTTACCTGTTATGCCGCCAACAAATCCAACAGTAGCGGTGATTGTTGTGCCAGTAATAGCATTAGGTGTGCTGCCACCGATGACGGTGTTGTTGATTGTTCCGCCAAGAATGCTAGCGGTGTCAGCAATCAATGAATCGATGTTGGCAGTGCCGTCAATGTAAAGATCTTTGAACTCAAATGTAGCGCTTCCAAGATCGATATCATTATCGACCACGGGGATGAAAGCACCGTCAACAATACGAAGCTGTTCTGCCGCAGCACTACTAACGTTAACGAAAAGACTCAGTCGATTGTTTGTAGAATCAACAACGACTTTGTTACGAGCGTTAGTGTCAGAAATAAGAGGGATATAAGCACCCTCTGTTGCTGTGCCGTCGTGCTTATGTCCAGTAGCAACGACAAACGCATCGCGCAGAGTGTTGAATTCGTCATTCAACGGAGTTGCCCGAACAACCGCTGTCGGTACAATGCTAGCTGCTGATTGTCTTGAATATCCAGCCACCGTTTATCTCCTGTCGTTATATGTGAAGTTCATCACTAAGCCCTGAATGTTGTGGCTCAGATTTGTGTCATTAGTGACGTATTTGAATGAAATGGAATATCCAGAGCCAGAGATGTTCGTTTTGACAACTGGTGACGGATTTCCATCGTATACAGCAGCGCTGTCATATATGGCAGTGTTGTAGAATGCCGCAGCATACTGTGTCGTTATAGCATAGTCTGGCGGATTAAAGACGTTTTGACTGTCATCAAAGTCGTATGATACAGCAAATACGATGTTGATTGATCCTTCAGCACGAAGGAACGTCGTTACGTTGTAGAAGTTTTTACGAATTGTAGGATCTTCGAAGTAGTAGTAGGGTGTCTGATAGATGCTAAGAATGTTTCGCCCATCAAAACTACTGCCAGACTCTTGCTTGTAAACTTTTCCACTGGCATCGCCGTGTAGAATAATTTCGTCAGTGCCCAAAAGCCCACTAGCAGCAGCCGTAGCTGTCATGTCGAAAAGCTGAGCAAATTCAAGGTTAATTCCTTGATCGGTACGACGAAGACCGGCTAGTACGCCAAAGACGCTATCTGTTTGTGAAAAGAATCGGAATTGACTCTTTTTATTATACGGAACGCAATTAAACTTTTCGATGTCAAGATTTGAGCTTACGATTTCATCAATTAGCGAATTAACAGTGTTTTGAATCTGTTTTGAAAGGTTTTCAAGTTCAACGTCACCGATTCGCGCAGTACCGGCAATCGGACGAAAGCCGTCGTAGCTCAAGAACACCAGATTACCGGCAAACTCAATGACGCTGTCAGGGACGAGGCATCCCAGATTGTTGGTTACTTCTTGCGTCTGAAAATCGGCAATGCTTGTACCAGTAAGCTTCTTAATTGAGTTCTTGCCGAAGATGTACAACGTGTCTCGGAACGACTTAATCTGAACAATTGGAAAGCCTACGTTGATTACACCGGCTCCGGCAGCGGGACTGAAGTTGGTTTCGTCAAGCGGAGCAGAGAAATATAAATTGTACGGATTAGCGCTTTCGCCTGCCAAAAACAAATGGTTGGCAAATTGCGTTACATACTTTGGATTTGTAGGCGCAGTTGTTGCCGTGATCTGTGTATAGGTTGTACCATTGTAGGTGGCAGCAGGATTGACGCCATCGACGAGCACCATCTTGTCAGTGCCCCATGACAGATTTTCAAAACGTACTTTTTTTACCGTCGACATATTGACGGTACCGGGTGTTGTAATTGCAACCCAATCAGATGTTGATGTATTCCAACGATAGAAGTAAGCCGTGCCACTAATGGGTCGACGGCAAGCAAAAATACCGTTGTTTATGCCTTCGAATACATTGATGCCAAGTACACCACCTTGTCCCTGTACGGTGCCATACGAATTTGCATAGCCACTAATGCGTCGATAACCACCCGAAATCGACGGCTCATAGTTTATAAGCTGCAAGGCGCTACCGGGATAGCGCTCTGCTTGGGTCAAAAGATCTTGATTGGTGTCAAGACCACCAAGACAACTAACCTTTAGCGCTTGAATCCGATCAGCCATTGAGCACTCTTGCCGACACAGCGGGTTTCAAAATCATTGTCGAAGCCATCGACACGGGATCATCCATCAATAGGCGACGCATGGTGCGAATGCCGTTATCAAACTTCTCTTTATGTATACCTGCGCTTTGTTCGTTGCTGCGGAACATCATCAAGAACATCATTCCGCCATCAATGACAACGCCTTTAAAACGATCAGGAATAACGCACACATCAGAAAAAAGAGACATTTCCGAAGGAAAGCTCCAATACTTATATTCGATTGTATACTCTTTATCGGGCGGAGGAGTAAGTCCAAACTTACTTTCTTGTGTCAGATAGACACGGCGCGGAGCTTCGCGTGCTGCTTCGCCGCCACTATCATCGCGACCACGATAGTGCCGCAGAAACTCAGTATACGGTAGCGGTTCTAGCTTTTGTGGAACGTTAGTCTGATCAACGAGTTGTCGAATGTAAAAACTATCCCAATCGACGCTAGAGCAATTGGCAGGAAAACTATACTCAGCTACGCCGATTGTTGTAGTTTGGGGCTGCGTTACCAACAGGAAGGGCCATTCCTGACCTTGATTAAGAAGTTCACGAACAGAGGCATTGATGGCGTCTTTCGCCAAAGCCTGAATGTTTCGTGCCGTCTCAAATGTCGTAGAGTCCATCTCCACTTCATTGATGCGACGCAGCAATTCGTTGGTGAGCGAAAGATAGGTTGCCATAGTATCCCTAGTTATACAACAGAAAAAGGCTCCGTAGAGCCTTTTCCTTAGCTTTAGTCTTTGTAAGACTTAGGCAAGCGTGTCACGATCAACAGAACCCGGGGTAGCCCAGTCTGCATTGACGTCAACCACCACGGCGAACACGCGACCAGAGATCGTGCCGGGAGAGCCGGAGATCGTGGTCACGACGTCGATGGTGTCAGCCGCAGCAACCAGACCGGCAGTGGTGCCAATCTTGATGGTGTTAGCAGCGGTGTTGTCGAAGTCGAGATCGTTAGCGAAGGTGGTCGTACCATCGGTGATATCCAGTGTATACGTGGTGATGTTAGGCACCGTCGTATAGTTTTGGAAGCCAACAGCCAACACCAGAGTGCCAGCGCCCACAGAGATACCTACAGCGGTGCCAGACGAGGCGGCAAGCGTCACGTCCTTTTCCACAACGTAGGCTTTATTTCGAAGAGATTGAACAGCAGCCATTATTTTT